CCTTGAGGACGCGCAAAATTAAAGTTGAGGCGGGCGGCTGGCGAGCGTGGGGATCGGGGTTTTTTTGGCCGTTTATGTACGTCTCACTGGGGTTTTTTTGCGGCCACTAATGGGGGGTACTTAAACTTTTTTCGATGGGGCAGGGCAGGGGGCAAAACCAAAAAATGACAACACTAAAACACTTGTCTAGATAAAAACCACATATACTAATGACCCCACTTTTATACCCACTTTTCAACTTGGTTCACGACAACTAAAATTTTAAAATTTCACTAAAACTATGGACGCTAAACTTCAGACTAATAAGATCTTTGAAATATTGCAGGACTCAAAAAAGCGCATTACGGTCATGCAAGGAGGCAGTAGAAGCGGGAAAACTTACAATATCCTTATTTGGTTTATTGTAAAGCTACTTCAAGAGAATGGTAAGACATTAACGATAGTGAGGCAATCTCTCCCAAGTATAAAAGGTTCAGTCCTACGCGACTTTGTGGATATACTTTCTAGACTTGGAATATATTCTGAAGATAATCACAATAAGACAGAACAAATATATCAGCTTAATGGTAACGTGGTCGAGTTCGTTAGTGCTGATCAACCACAAAAGATTCGAGGTAGGGCTAGAACCTATTTATTTTGCAATGAGGCTAATGAACTCAGTTATGAAGCATGGATGCAGCTCATAATGAGAACGGAAGGTAAAATAGTGATTGACTATAACCCATCGGACATCTCCTCATGGATTTACGATGATGTGATTCCAAGAGACGATGCTGATTTTTATATTACTACTTTCAAAGACAATCCTTTCCTTCCAAAAGAACTGGTTGACGAATTAGAGCGATTAAAAGATGCAGACCCCAACTATTGGCAAATCTACGGACTTGGTGAGCGTGGACTAAGCCAAGACCTCATCTACACGCATTATCGCACAACAGAGCAAATGCCAGAAGGTGAGACAGTGTATGGCTTAGACTTTGGATTCAACGTGCCAAGTGCAATGGTCAAGGTTGTGTTTTATGAAAATGCGGCTTATGTACAAGAACTGATCTACGAAACAAAACTTACTACAAATGACTTAGTGGAAAAAATTGTAGCTTTGGGCATAGATAAGTTTGATGAAATTTATTGCGATGCCGCAGAGCCAAAAACAATTGAAGAGTTGGTAAGACAAGGACTAAATGCGAAGCCAGCTAATAAGGATGTACTTGAGGGAATACGTTCCGTTAAGGCTACTCCACTATACATTCATCAAGAATCCGTAAATTTACTTAAAGAGGTAAAAAATTACCGTTGGAAAACGGATAGGAATGGTAATAAACTTGATCAACCAGTTAAGTTCAATGACCACATAAGTGATGCTATGAGATATGCAATATTTTCTAAATTAACAATCCCAAGTGTTACTTGGGGAGCAATATAACAACATGGGATTATTTGATTTATTCAAAAAGAAGGGCATCAATCCTTATCCGACAAGTGCAGTGCAAATGGTCGGCATCAATAGCTCGGTAATACAAGATTATACTGGAATAGAGTACGTTAACCAAGGTTATCTTGGCAATGCGGATGTTTATTCCATTGTGAGCTTTTTAGCACGCAAGAGTGCATCTATTCCTTGGTATGTCTATAAACTAAACCCAGGAGAGAAAGCTCGTACAAACTTAATGCGTTACAAGCAACTTGTAAAAGGTGTGCAACACAGAGGTGCATACGAGCAAGCAATCATTGCGCGTAAAAACGCATATAGTGAGAACATTGTTCTTGGTACGCCATTAGCAAGACTTCTTGAGCAACCTAACTCTTATCAATCACAAGATCAGTTCTTCGAGAATTTATTTGGTTATAGATATTTAAGTGGTGAGGGAAACATTTACGGCAATGATGGTAGAATAGGTGGCACATTTAGTGAGCTTAATATTTTGCCTACTCAGTTCCTAGAGATTTATCCCGATCCAAAAGATGTATATGCAATTGCAGGATATAAATTGCAAATTGGTGCTGGTGTTGACTTGCCTAAAGAGCAAGTCATGATGTGGAGAAGCTGGAACCCAGACTTCGATGCAACTCGCAGAACCCATTTACGTGGACTATCTCCACTTCGTGCCGCTTATAAGACGCTACGCATGAGTAACAATGCGGCAGACGCAAGTGCAACAATGACTGGCAACGGTGGAGCGAAAGGAGCAATCACTCCTAAGCCGCTTGGTAACATCGTGCCATCATTTACAATCGATCAAGCAAATGATATTAAACGTGCAGTAAATGAGAACCTAAACGGAATAGATAACAAGGGAAGAGTAGCAGTGCTGCAAACTCCTTGGGACTATTTAAACTTTGGACTCTCTAGTGTTGACATGGAGCTGGTAAACACACTCAGAATGAGCATGCATCAATGGTGCAGGGTTTTCGGGCTTCCAGCAGTTCTTTTCGATGTTGATACATCAAGCTATAATAACTATCAAAACGCAATGCGTGATTTGATCACCAACACAATTATTCCAATGTGTTGCCAACTGCGTGATGAGTTAAATAAATTTTTGGTGCCTAGATACGGAGAGGATTATTTTATCGACTTTGACATTACGGCGTTACCAGAGATGCAGCAAGACATGGAGAGAATGGTTCGTTCACTTCGTGATGCAAACTGGCTTACAATGGATGAGAAGCGCGTAGCAATGAACTACCAAGAAAGAGAAGGGGCATTTGAGTATGCTTACATCAATAGCGGCTTAATTCCTATTGAGCAAGCAGTGATGGACCTTACAGTACCACCAAGCGAAGAAGATGGCATGGACAACGGATCAGATAACATCGCAAACAACAGACGAGGAGATAATGAGGATAGTGATGACGAAATATCCCAAGCAGAAGAGCGAGCAGCAATGCGCAGTAGAGAAGAGGATGATGATGTCATTGAGGACAGCATATAAACAAAAGTGCATCGATGAACGCGAAGCAAAGAAGCGAATATTGGGTGAAGTTTGAAAGGATGCGTAGGCAGCTCGATGCAAAATATAGTTCTTTATTTAAGAAGGCAATTAGCAAAGACCTAGAGAAGGTAGCAAGTGATGTGAGGCTTTACGGTACGGGTGCTGCGCAAACGCTGATGGGTGCTTACGCTTGGAATGATGAGATGATGAAAATAATGATGCAGCTTTATAGAGAAGCTGCAGTTATGTTCGGAAACGCATCATTTAGAGCAGTGAGAAACATGAGTCAGAAAGCAGCCAATCCATTTGGCTTAAATGATGACTTCATTACTACCATCATGCAATTTTTGGCTCAGTATGGCTTTATGCTTGTCGCAGATATTACGCAGACAACAAAAAAGCAATTACTAGCCATCATTGGCAAAGGTGTTGCAGAGGGACTTGGTATAGATGAGATAAGTAGGCAGATCGTACAAAGTGATGAGCTAGGATATGCAATGATGAGGGCAAGAAGAATAGCAAGAACCGAGGTGATGCGTGCAAGTAACTATGCCGCAATGGAAGGCGCAAAATTGCATAACTTTGAAGTGGATAAGGTTTGGATAGCTAGTCGTGATATAAGAACTCGTAGGATTCCAAGAAACTCTTACGATCATTTTAACATGGATGGTGCAACAGTTCCTTTTAATGAGCCGTTCACATCCACTGGTAAAAAAGGCGATACGGTGCTAGCTGCACAACCTGGAGACCCAACTGCCCCAGCAGGGTTCACGATCAATTGTCGATGCACAGTTGGTTTTGTGCCGAAAAGGGATGAGAACGGAAGATTAATAATGAAAAGATAATTATGCCAATATACGCTTGTTCAAACGGCAAATATAGGATCGGAGACGGAGAATGTATGTACACCTCACGTGATAGTGCGGAGCGTGCGTATGCGGCTTATTTGGCGCAAGAGGGCGAGAAAAGTTTGGAGTTAAAAGAAGAAACTTATAACGACTACCCCGAAGCAGCTACGAACAATGCTAAAAGAGCATTGAAGTGGAAAGAGGAGAATGGCAGCGATTGTGGCACACCAGTAGGTTGGACCAGAGCTAATCAACTAGCAAGTCGTGAGAAAATATCTCGTGATACCATTGCTAGAATGGCATCATTTAAAAGGCATCAACAAAACAAAGATGTGCCTTATTCAGAGGGTTGCGGTGGGTTGATGTGGGACGCTTGGGGCGGTGATGCAGGCATTAATTGGGCAATTCGTAAATTAGAGCAAATAGACAATAGAAAAAGCATGATATACAATTACAAATCATTTAACCTAGAGGTTAAAGATGTTGATACTAAGCAAGGAGTTGTAACTGGTTATTTCTCCGCATTTGGCAACGTAGATAGCGATGGCGATATAATGATGCCAGGCGCATTTAAAAGATCAATCCAAGATTGGGGGCCAGAAGGAAAAGGTAGAATTAAGCATCTACTTAACCATGACCCATCTAAGCCGCTTGGTAAAATACAAGTGTTGAAAGAGGACGAGTACGGACTTTATTATGAGAGCAAGATTGGTAAACACAATCTTGGTCAAGATTATATTAAGATGATTGAGAGTGGGCTTATTGCTGAACACTCAATCGGATTTAAAACACTTAGAGAGCAAAAAAGTGGAGAAGCAAACCAAATCCATGAAGTAATGCTTTTTGAAGGATCAAGCCTTACTGCATGGGGAGCAAACGAAGCAACTCCATTATTAGGCATGAAGAATATGAATAACATTGAGCAAATACAAGATCAAATCAAATCTTTTGAGAAATTTATCCGCAACAGTGATGTAACGGATGAGACAATCGATTTGTGTATGTTAAAAGTGAAACAACTCGCAGAACTGATTGAACGTATGAGTAGCACAAAGGCAGTCGATGAGACACCCGCGCAGCAAAAAGAAGAAGAGGTTCCAGTTGAGTATTTAATAAATATTATAAACAAATTTTAAATTAACAAAATGAGCGACATTAAAACATTTGAAGCTGCTCTCGAAGCCAAAATGGCCGAGCAGAAAGCTGAAGTTGCTGCTGCTACTGAGAAAGCTGCTAAGGCTTTCGAAAGCAAAGTTGAGGCTATCAACGAGCAACTCGCAAAAAACAACAAGACAATTGCTGAAGCAAGAGAAGAAGTTCTCGCTGCTAAAGCTGCATTTGGTAAAATTGGTGCTGCTGAGACTAAGAAAGTTGCACAATCTTACAACGAGCATATTGCTGAGATCAAATCTGCAATTGGTGAAGCTATCGTAAAAGGTTACGATTCAATCAAAGAAGCAGTTAGATCAAACGGTAAAGGTTTCAATTTCGAATTGGATCTTAAAGTTGTAGGAACAATGACTGAAGGTTCTAACCTTACTGGTAACCCTTACGTTTCTTACATCAATTCTCCAGCTCTTCGCGCTTTTGTAAACCCACACCTCAGAAGCGTATTCAACATCATCCCAGTTTCAACTGGTTCAGTATCTTTCCCTCGTGGAAATACTCCAGTTGGTGAAGGTTCTTTCGGTAAGCAAACTGAAGGTTCTGCTAAAGCACAATTGGACTACGATGTAACAGTTGTAAACAAAGTGTTGCAATTCATCGCTGGTTATGTAAAGGTATCTCGCCAAATGGTTGACGATCTTCCTTTCTTGAACGCGTATTTGCAGCAATCTTTGATCGAAGATTTCCAAAGAGCAGAAGATACA